CGACGGTTGGAGTACTTGCGTTTGTATGCCATGGTTCATAAAATATTTATTTTTTGTGTTTCTGTCTTTTATGGATGTCCGTGTCGGGTGTCGGGGAAGTGGGGGTAATATAAGTCCCCACTTCCTCCCCGACAGATACGTGACCAATTTTTTTTTTCTATTTCGGGCTGAACCGGGTGGTTCTATTTCGGGCGAATTCGTCTATATAAGAATTTGGATCGATTTGACAAATAATTTGTTGCAGCATGGCACGATTTGGAATTTGCTTTACGTTTAACAACTACACACAGGAGACTCTGCTTGCAGCTAGGGGGGCCGTTGGTCAGGCTGGTATCAAATACATTTGTTGGGGATTGGAAGTGGGGGAGCAGGGCACACCCCATATGCAGGGCTACATTCAGGCCAACCAGGACAAGTACAAGAGACTTATGAAAGTCATTGGCGATTGCTGGATGGGCAAGCAGAAGGGGGACAGCAAGGAAGCTGTTGATTACACCAAGAAGGAGGGCGACTGGATTGAGTTCGGATCGTACGAACACATTGAAGCACCGAAGGCGCGCCAAGGTCAGAGAGTTGACCATGACAATGTTAAGAAGTTGATTCAGGAGGGAAAGACATATCAGGAGATAGTTGACACAGATTTTGGATATGCTGCCAAGTATGGCAAGTTTATTAAGGAGCAGGTCGCCGTGCAGCGGATGGCCACTGGCAGGAACTCATTGCTCGCGGAATACGAGGGTGTATCATGGAAGCCATGGCAGCAGGATGTCCTCACTGTTGTGAGTCAGCCAGCGGATCGCAGGAAGATCCATTGGATTTGGGAGTCCAAGGGGAATGTGGGGAAGAGTTGGTTGGCGAAGTATATCATGCTGACGGACGATGCCATCTTGATGGAGAGCGGGAAGAAGGTCGACATGGCGTATATCTTTGCCCAGAAGCCGACCAAGATTGTTATGATCGATTTGTCGAGGACCTCGGCCCCTGTGGATGGGAAGGATTATTTGGGGGGAGTGTACTCGATCTGTGAGAACTTGAAGAATGGGTCATTGATGAGTACGAAGTACGACAGTCAGTGCATTGTTTACGATGTGCCACATGTGATTGTGTTTGCAAATTGGGAACCCGACTACACCAAGTGGAGCGAGGATCGTTACGATGTGACGAACCTGAATGGGTTGAGCTTCGCTCCCTAGACATCCTTGTAATAAAGTTTGCCTTCATAGGTGGCGGACGCGACGATGTCTGTCTCGAGTGTACTGTATTGTTCATACGGGATAATCCACAGTAGAATAGGATTGTTTACGATTTGAGAAGAACCAGTTGAGTCATAGACAATATCCCTTGACTTGTTTGACTTGATATAAATCCGGATTAGCTTTGTCTTCTCCACAAGCCTGTTGCCAGGCACATCTGTAGACAGCGAAGGAGAGATCTGATGGATCTTGTCATAGAGGAATTTAATTCCACGATCCTTGTCAGGATTCATTAGAAGCTTGTTTCCATTAGTTCCAAGCTGTAGAGTCTTTTCGAACGGGTCGACGTTATCCACGAGAGTAGCGGTGGCATTGATAGCCTTCGGAACGCGGGCGATGATGATGCGGTGCATACAGTTGGGCCGATCGCTCTTGTTAGCAAGAAAGATCTTAAGTAACATACCACGAGGAGTGATACGATCTCCGATACGTTGCCAGGATGCGGTACCCTTTCCAATACCGGCCCACAGATTAAAGAAGTTAGACATACTACTAAAGGTTATCAGAGGAGGCGCTGCGTTTGAATTTCTTCCGATATTGTGTTGCAGCTGAATGTTTTCCTGGGCAAAGTTGAACATTTTGGTCTCCACTTTCTTCATCAGAACTTGAGTAACACGAGCTTTGAAAGTTCGAGGAGCCCTCCGAGTGCGCCTCCCAAGACGAGTCGCTCTCTTCTTGAAGCGACGGTTGGAGTACTTGCGTTTGTATGCCATGGTTCATAAAATATTTATTTTTTGTGTTTCTGTCTTTTATGGATGTCCGTGTCGGGTGTCGGGGAAGTGGGGGTAATATAAGTCCCCAC